AACCAAAAGAAACATACACCTGTCCCATATGCGAAAAGAATGTAACAGAGATACAAGGCAACTCTTGGTGTTTGGATCATGATCACAAAACAAAAAAGTTTAGAGGTTGGTTGTGTCACAAGTGCAATCGAGCCTTAGGAAACTTTGACGACAGCATTGAACTGCTTAAAAAAGCAATAGAGTATATAAAGAAAGATCGTAATGACGACACAAATCAAACCGTACTATGAACGCAACGAACATGTGATAAATTCACATATCAATTGCAACTTTGAAGATTTGCTCAACATGACACCAGACGAATTTCGTGACTGGGTTATCGAAATGCGAAAGGTTGTAAAGGATGCATGGGATACCTATGGTTGTCCTCCACGCACAGGAAAGAACGAAGAAGAAATCGTGGATGCATTCAATAAGATTGCAGAGTATCCTGTACACCAGTTCACACACACCGACGAGTTGTCTGATGTTGATGACGATATAATAATCAACAAGTCTCGCATGGCAGTAGAAGTGGATCAATGGTTCTCAAATATGTTCAAGACTAGAATCAACTACACCGAAAAAGATAATGGGTATTCGATTTACGACCTGGTTGCAGACGATGAAAAATTAGATCGTGTTGTGAAGGGTGCAATGCGTCACCTTCGCCGTGATTCTTTTTATACCCATGCATTGTCTGCAATTAAACATGACAAAAAATATTCAATCGTTGATGTTTCGAGCGGCAATGAGTGGATGGGCGTGTTCTTTGATAACCCAAAGATATTCAAAGGACACGATTTTTTACTTGAACAAATCAAAATAAGAGAAGGCGTAAACTCTGGTTACTTTCAACTCGAACAAGATGATGTTCTGCAACTCACCAAAGAGCAGGTAGAAAGTTGGAAAGATGTGATGTCATATAGACATCACTCTACTTTTGATATTAATGATATGCCTGATGATAAGGTATACGCCATTAGAATCTACAAGACAGGACGAAAGGTTTTCCCTGCGGGATTTAAATCTTTTCGTATTGGATACATTCAACCTGCTGTAAACTTCCCACCAATGACCGCTAAATATTTATATGAAAGATTTACAGATGACATCAGAGAACAAGAACGAATCGTCATCTATGATCCATCGAGTGGTTGGGGCGGCAGAATACTTGGGGCTATGGGTGTTCGGGATGATCGCAGGATTCACTATGTGGGTACTGATCCTAATCCTGACAATCTTCTTGATGGTGGTAATTATAGCAAGTATGAGTCTCTTGCCGATTTTTATAATACCAAGACTTATAGAGGAAATCCATTCTTTTCCGAAACAAACACGTTTGAGGTTTTCCAAGAAGGATCAGAAGTAATACATCTCAACAAAGACTTTCAGAAGTATAAGAACAGTCTTGACTTGGTGTTTACCTCTCCTCCATACTTCAACCGAGAAGCATATTCAGAAGACGACAATCAGTCGTACAAGAAGTTTAACTCCTACGAATCTTGGAGACATGGGTTCTTACGTCCTACTTTAGAAACTTGTGTTGAGTATCTAAAGGAAGAAAGATACCTTCTTTGGAACATTGCAGATCTTCTAGTAGGAGGAAACTATCTGCCTCTAGAGAAAGACAGTAAAGACATTCTAGAATCTTTGGGTATGGAATATAAGTATACACTAAAGATGGCACTAGAGGGTATGCCTGGTAAGAATAGAATTGGTGAAGACGGAAAACCAACTTGTAAAAATTTCTGTCAGGTAGACGGTAAGTATTTAAAGTACGAACCTGTATTTGTATTTTGGAAACCAAAACAATGAATTGTTTAATTACAGGCGGAGCAGGACATATAGGATCTCACCTTGCTCTTCGTTTACACGAAGAAGGACATCAAGTTGATATTATCGACAACATATCCGTTGGTAAGCGGGACGCTATAAAGGACCTAACCGACAACGGTTGGAATGGTGAATATGTAAAAACAGATATAAAAGATTCTCGAATGGTAGCATATGTATTGCAGCAAAGGAACTATGACATATGTTTTCACTTGGCGGGATATACTATACCAGATGACTCAGTAAAAAATCCAATAGTATATTACGAAAATAATCTATCTCCATTTCCTCAGTTTATATCTTCTTTAATTTTTCATGGAGTAGGAAGAATAGTGACTTGTATTCCATCTGAATATGAAGAATATCCATATCAAATGTGTAGTAATGGTGTTCAGAGAATGGTAGAAGATGTTTCTGCTGTAACTCCCCAATTAAAGTATTCTTCTTTTGTTTTACCAGAAGTTGTAGGAAATAGTGTTGACGGAAAAATTGGAGATTATGGTTTTGATAATAAGAACAAATTAATCCCAAATTGTATGTCCGCGGCCGCAAAACTAAAACCTAATGTGGGGGTAAAAAATGGAGCAGATATTTGTCACTTAATTCATGTAGACGATGCGGTCGAGAACATAATGAAAGCATTGAAAGATACTGAAAATTGTAAGTATGAAGTAGGCTGTGGGGTAACTGCTACAAAAAGAGAAATAGTTGAGTCTTGTATAAAGGTTACTGCTGGTCGATACCCATTTATAGAAGATGAATATATCGAAGATCCTGAGTTTACAGGTACATGTCAAACCAATTCTGTTGGTATTAAAAAAGCCAGTATAACTTGTCTAGATACAATCACAAAATCAACTTGGAATTGGATAAAAAGAGTTAAGAATTTACCTTGACATCGATCAAATATGTGTTATACTATAGACATGAGTAAAAAGAAAACCAAGAAGAAGATTTCTAAACCAACGGTCCGAAACACATGGGATGGCGGAAACAATCCAATTGGATTGAATCTGGTTTCTCCTATGTCATATGAAGCATATATGAAGGCAGCACTTGAGATCATGTCTGGTAGGTTTAAAATTCGGACCTATAAATTGGCAACTGGAGACGATTATCCCGGATTTATTCGGGGAAAGGATCTCCGTGTTCAGGTGTGGTTTGATAAGAAGTATACAGGTTATGAATTCTTGATTGAAATTAATTTCTGGATGCAGTCAAACAGAAACAAAGAAGATCGTAAGTTTATGAGAGAAGCGGCGAATGCACATCTCAAAACGATACACGAACAGGTAGAAGAAGCAAAGAAAAAGTTTAACAGTAAAACTAATTCAAAGAAGAAGACTAAGAAGAAGACTAAGAAGAGAACAACAGTTAAAATCGGAACCACACAAAAAGCATTTGAAGATGTAAAGAAAAAGAAATGATCTTAATAGATAACAACCAACTGATAATCGCAAATGTTTTTGCGTCTATGAAACACCACAATATTGAAGACGAAACTATACTTCGTCATCTTGTTGTTAATACTTATAGAAACTACAACAGCAAATTCAAGGAAGAATATGGAGACATGATTATATGTCATGACTCTGCTCGTTGTTGGAGAAAAGAGTATTTCCCTCTCTACAAGGCAAACCGTAAGGTATCTAAGCAAAAATCAAAGCACGATTGGGATAAGATTTTTGATACTATGACGGAAATCCGTCAGGAAATCCAAGACAATTTTCCGTGGAAGAATATATCTGTACCCAAGACGGAAGCAGATGATATCATTGCTTGTATTGCCAAGAATTCGTCTCCTATGGAATCCGTGTTAATTGTTTCTGCTGATAAAGACTTTCAGCAACTTCAAAAGTATTCCAATGTCAAGCAGTGGAGTCCTATGAAGCAAGACTATCTGGTATGTGAAGATCCAGAAGACTATCTACTAACACATGTCATTTCCGGTGATTCTTCTGATGGTGTTCCTAACATCCTATCAGACGATGATACTTTTGTTGTAGATGGTAAAAGACAAAAGGCATGTGGAAAAAAGAAGATACAAATTTTTAAAGATAGATATATCAAGGAAAACATCATTGATGATGATGTTCTACAGAACTGGAATCGCAATCAAAAGATGATTGATTTTTCCGGTATCCCTGATGATATACAAAAAGAAATCATGAAAGAATTCAACAAGGAACACACCAGAGAAACTAAAAATATTTTCCAATATCTCGTAGATAACAAATTGATTAAACTACTGGAATGTATTGAAGAACTGTATTGAGCAACATGGCAAATAATAAAAGAAAAAACAAGCAAAAGGGTAATCAGAATAACCTTCATCAAGAAGATTATTACGATCTAAGGAATACCACAAAGAGACCCACTAAGCATAGGCGAGTACAAGATAAGAAATATCTTAAAGATGCAATGCGAGGGGATATTGATTTAGATTCGTATCACGAATATAATGGTAATTGATTTAAATGGAGACTACATTATGGAAAACACAATGACACAAACTAAAATTTCAAATAGCACCCTAGATGTATTGAAGAACTTTTCTTCGATCAACTCTAACATTCTTGTTAAAGAAGGAAATGTACTAACAACAATTTCTCCGGTGAAGAATGTTATGGCAGAAGCAACTGTACCAGAATCATTCGATCGGGAATTTGGTATCTGGGATCTCAACAAGTTCCTTGGTACAATTTCTTTGTTCGAAGATCCCGAATATATGTTCGAGGAAAAGTATGTAACGATTAGTTCCAGTACGAACAGTTCTTCAGTTCGTTATTATTATTCGGAACCTTCACTTCTTACTACGGTAAACAAGCAAATTAATATGCCGGAAGCAGTGGTTACTTGTTCTATTACTCAGAAGGTATTCAATGATATACTGAAGGCATCATCTGTGCTTCAAGTAAGTGATATTGCGATTCGATCTAATTCAGATGAACTTGAGATTGTAGCACTGGACAAGAAGGACAAGAGCAGCAACAGTTATTCTATTGCACTGGATCACCTTCCCGCCGGCGCCCCTCAGTTTTCTTTCTTCTTCAAGTCAGAAAATCTAAAGATGCTCTCCGGTGATTATGATGTCAGCATCAGTGATAAGGTGGTTAGTCAGTTTACTAATACCAATCGCAGTTTGAAGTATTGGGTAGCACTCGAATCAGATTCATACTTTAATCACGTTCAATGAATACATTAGTAACAGGTGGAAGTGGATTAGTAGGATCCTGCATCACTGGAACGCATAAACCCCGTTCCAGTGATGTCGATCTGATGGACTTTGATTCTGTGTTATCCTATATCAGAGACAATAAAATAAGACAAATAATTCACTGTGCTGCCCGAGTGGGTGGTGTTAAGGAAAATACGGACAAACCGGCTGAGTTTTTCTATGAAAACACACAGATGACATTGAACCTATTAGAAGCAGCAAGAATCTGTAAAGTCGAAAAGTTAGTATGTGTATTGTCAACTTGCATTTTTCCTGCTGAAGCAACATATCCAATTACAACAGATCAGATTCACCTAGGCGAACCACACAGATCAAACTATGGATATGGTTACGCCAAGCGTATGACAGAGGTTAATGCTAGAGCATATAGAGATCAATATGGTATGAATATTGTTACAGTTGTTCCGTGCAATGTGTATGGTATAGGCGACAATTTTAACGTAAACAGTTCTCATGTCATTCCCGGATTGATTCATAAGTATTATCTTGCATCAAGAGATGACACGGATGTTACGATCTGGGGTGGTGGACTGGCAAAAAGAGAATTTATATACAACAAGGATCTAGGTAGAATTATAGATTGGGTAGTTGAAAATTATAACGACACAGAACCTCTTATAATTTCACCAGATGAAGAAATTAGTATTGCCAGTCTTTCTAATAAAATTGCATCAATTTTTAAGTTTTTCAATACTATTATGTTTGACAATTCAATGCCCGATGGTATGATGAGGAAACCATCAGATAATACAAAACTTAAGAGTTTACTACCAGACTTTTCTTATACATCTATAGGGGATGGACTGGAAGAAACCATCCAGTGGTTTACTGATAATTATGATAAAGGAAATGTTAGATTATGACGACTATGAAGAATTGGAAGTTGATGGATGATGCCATCACTCAAGAACAAAGAGAAAAACTATCTGATTTTTGCTTGAACAGCGATAGGTTTTCTCAGGGTGAAGAGGTGCGAAAGTTCGAGGAACAGTGGAGTGAGTGGCAGGGATGTAAGTATTCTGTGTTCTGCAATTCTGGTTCCTCTGCAAACTTCTTGATGGTGCAAGCAGCAAGAGAACTATGGGCGCCTCACCCCGGAGCAACTTGGGTTTCACAGGCATGTACATGGGCGACTACAGTTTCGCCCATCATGTTGTCGGGTGACAATCTACAACTCTGCGATGTAAGTATTCCTTCTCTTGGACCCGACAAAAAGAATCTAGAGCAAGACTTTAAGGATGGTTGTTGGGACGGTGATTGTCCACGTTATCTTTTCCTTGCACATCTTCTGGGGTTCCCTGCAATTGATGATGAAGTCCTACAGTTGTGTGATTACTATGGGGTTACACTTCTTGAGGATTGTTGTGAGTCTCATGGTGCTACGTTTAAGGGTACTAAGATTGGTAATTTCGGAGACATGTCTTCGTTCTCTTTCTACTATGGACACCATATGACAACCATTGAAGGTGGAATGGTATGTACCAACCACAGTGGACTTTATGAAAAACTTCTACTTCTTCGTTCTCACGGACTTCTCCGAGAACTACCAAAGGAAGCACAAGAAGATTACAAGGACATGGTGGTAGATGATAACTTTACGTTTATGCTGCCTGGATATAATATGAGATCAACTGACTTCAATGCAGTTCTTGGTCAAATGCAACTGAAAGATCTGGACAAGCACAATGATATTAGAATTAAAAACTTTGACAAGTTTGCCTCTACTCTAGATCCGGAGAAGTATCATGCTGATTTTAGAACCGAAGGTAATTGCAGTTTCTGTTTCCCGGTGATTACTAAGAATGGAAATGTACAAGAGATAAGAAAAACTCTAGAAAGGGAGGGTGTAGAAACTAGACCAATTATTGCAGGTAATCTGTATAGACACCCGTTCATGAATAGAGTAAACCAAAAGAGGTTTGACACCAATGCAGAATTGGTACACCAGAATGGATTTTATATTGGAAATAACCATTCGGTTCGGGTAGAAGATGTAGACTGGCTTACTGACTTGTTGAATAAAAATTGATATGGAGTGTATAGTATGAGTGTAGCAGAAGTAACAAAAGACTTTTTGTGGGTAGAGAAGTATCGACCTAGCAAAATTGAAGACTGCATTTTACCAAAGGACATCAAGGATACCTTTCAGGGTATTGTGGATTCGGGTGAATTGCAAAATCTACTTCTTTCAGGTGGAGCAGGTTGCGGAAAGACAACCATTGCAAAAGCCTTATGTAATGAAATGGAATCAGATTGGATTATTGTCAACTGTTCAGAAGACGGTAATATCGATACTTTGAGAACCAAGATTCGTAATTTTGCTAGTAGCGTATCGATTGGTGGAGGAAACAAGGTAGTCATTCTCGATGAGTTTGATTATGCAAATGCACAGAGTATGCAGCCTGCACTTCGTGGTTTTATTGAAGAGTTTGCAAACAACTGTCGTTTCATCCTGACTTGCAACTTCAAGAATCGAATCATTGAACCTCTTCATTCCAGATGTACTAATGTTGAGTTTCGCATTCCCAACTCAGAAAAACCCAAAATGGCAGCAGGGTTTCTAGAGAGAATCGAATACATTCTCAACGAAGAAGGTGTTCAGTATGAGCAACGGGTTCTTGCTGAACTTGTAATGAGACACTTTCCTGATTTCAGAAGAGTAATCAATGAGATACAGAGGTATTCGGTAGCGGGAACAATCGACATTGGAATCTTGTCCAAGGTGGGTAGTGTTAAGATTAACGAACTTACTGCGGCGATGAAGTCAAAGAAGTTTCCGGATGTTCGTAAGTGGGTTGTTGAGAACCTAGATAATGATCAGACACGAATCTTTCGAAAGATATATGATGGTTTGTATGAAACTATGGAACCACAAAGTATCCCCAGAGCAATTCTTGTTCTTGCGGAATATCAGTATAAGTCTGCGTTCGTTGCAGATCAAGAAATTAATCTTACAGCATGTTTAACAGAACTTATGATGGAGTGTGAATTCAAATGAATGATATTAAAGGATTTAAACCACATGGTGATTGTGTAGTCATCGAACTTTGCGAAAAGAAAAAAGAGTTCGATCAGATCATCTACGAAGACAAGAAAAATATTCCTTGGGTTAAGGGCAGAGTCTTGTCTATTGGTAGGGGTGTTAAGGATCAAAATGGAAGAGTACATCCATGTGATTTTAAAGTAAATGACTATGTTGTATTCGATAAAACAAAAGGCGTAGAGTCATATGAAGGATTAGCAATTGTTAAAGTTCAATCCGTTGTCATGGTAGTAGATAAAGATACAGAGATTTCAGGATGAAATTAGGAGATTACCTGAAAGCAATAAACACAACCAAGGAACCCCTGATGGATTCTGAGGATCAGTTTATAGAACGAGATTATACTCCTTTTGTTGTCAATCGATGTCTATCTTTTTTCCCGGACACGATCTTGCAAGTAAACGAAATGAATCTCCGATCTTCCATTGATAAGAAGATGCAATTTGATTTTCTGTCTTCTACGATCAGGAAGGGACGTAGATATAGTCCTTGGATCAAGGAAACCTTACCCGATGATATCGAGGTGGTAAAGGAGTATTTCAATTACAGCAACAAAAAAGCCAAAGAAGCACTAGATGTTTTGACGGATGATGATATTGTAAATATCAAAAATAAACTCTCAAAGGGCGGAAAAATATAAATAGTATGAAATAATAAACTGCCATTTATATAAAGGATGTGAGCATGGACAGAAGTAAAATAAGTATTGATGATTTGGTTGAAGTAGAACTATTCGAAGATGATGATTTTCTAAAGATAAAAGAAACATTGACTCGAATAGGAATCTCCTCCAGAAAAGAAAACAAACTATACCAGTCTTGTCATATTCTGCACAAAAGAGGCAAATATTACATTGTTCATTTTAAAGAACTGTTTTCTCTCGACGGTTTACCCTCTAATTTTTCAGAAGAAGACCTCGCACGAAGGAACACAATTGTCAATTTATTAGACGAATGGGAATTGTGTGAGACCGTCAACCCAGAAAAAACAAAATCACCCATTCTAAATATAAAACAATTGAAGATTTTGACTCATAAAGAAAAAGAGGAATGGGAATTATGTCCTAAATATCATATAGGAAAGAAGAGATAACTGGAGTTTTTATATAATGAAAATTGATATTCGTAGTGTTACCCACCAACTAGATTCTAAAAATAAAGAATCATACATTGAAATTCTTAAAGGCGATACCCTCCCAATTCTAATATTGGAGGATGGTGTTGCTCGTACTGATTGGTACAAAGATACAATCGAAGTACCTGACGATACAGATGCAATTTATCTGGGAATATCACAGGGAAATGGTGACTACATTGCACAAGACATATCAGAACCCAACGGAGAATGGTTAGCAAAAATTCAAGATGTCCAATCATCTTATGCTATCCTATACTTATC